ATGCTCGGTCTGCAATAACCACAAGAGTGGCAACATTGTTGAGTATCGCATCAACCTGATTGGCAGGATTGGCCAGGACCGCCTGGAGGAACTGGAGAACAACCAGGCGTCCCGACCGTACTCTATCGAGTACTTACAAAGGTTAAAACGTATATTCCAGAAAAAGGTCAGGATAATAAAAAAAATAAGGGAAAAGTGTTGACAGTGTCAGTTGTTATGCTATAGTTACCCTACAAACTAACAAAAGGAAAACAAAATGAACAAACATATCGCTAAATTCAACGGCACTACTTTTACCCGCAACAGCAAAGATCGCACTTACACCCACGTTATCGTAGTACGTGAATCATATGAATACGCACTTGAGCGGGCAAAGAAAGAATGCTCATCAGATCGTGAAAACTACAAGTATCACATGACTATTGGCTCTGAGCTTGATGGTCGTGGTGATCAAGTAGCAGGTCTAACTGAAGACGAGTATGTAGCACAAAAAATTGCTAAACAAGTTGCTGCAGTTGAAGCTGCAAAAGCTAAAGGTGATTTTGATTCATACGGCCAGGTAGGTTGGTGTGGTCGTCCTGACCTGGCTCAGAAGAAATTGAGCTCAGAAAGTGGAAAGCCACATTGGGCAGAAGTTCACGCTGTCGAAGTCACAATCCTTTAATTATCAGGCCCCTACGGGGGCCACAATGGAGTAAAAAGATGAGATCATATTACTTTCATTACCGTTTGCGGATGGGGACACAGACAGAACCGTTGCAGCGGTCCTGGTATGGGAATGACATTTTGGAGGCTCGCAAAGTCGCTAACCAAATCAACCTGGATCTAAAAACAAAGTCAAACGGCAAATGGCACGCGTACATTGACTACGTTGAAGATACCCAGGATGGGAGCACTGAGTACTTATGATGCACCTAACCGATGGAGAGTGGAACTTATTGTCGCTGACCCTGGAGTCACCAGAGAAGGTCATTGATATGTTGCCGCTTGAAGATCCGAACGAGATCTCAGCAAGATGCGATGACATCTACGGTTCACGTGAGTTCAACCACCTGGACCAGAAAGAGTGGAAGATTTTGGAGGCCTGCATAAACAACAGCGTTGTGCATGAAGAGCTGCCGTACTTTGACTTTGATCACCAGGCGGTGCTGCACATCGTAGATGCTGCGTACAGTTTGCAGGATAGGTTTATTGCTAGATTCCCAGTACCACCAAACCAGTGGTTTCAGTTGGTAGGAAGGGAACTAGTTGACGCAAAGGAGAAACGCCACTAAGGTAGAACAATGCCGGACGGTGATTACCAGTCACCTAGCGTTCCGGAATGAGATAGAGATAAAAGAATCCCGTGTCCGCACTCCGGCACGTCCTTGGATCTTATTGTATGTAAGTGGACACTAACATACAACCCCACTCATTCCCCTAGAACGTCCTAGATGACAACCAAACACAGTCTGGCGCATTGCTACGGCAATCATCGCGCAGTCGCATCGTGCTGCCCCGTAGACAAAGCGAGAAGCAGATACCGACCTCTGAGGGCGGGACAAACAGCGTAAAAGGCAACCGAGCAATCGGGGGTGTGGTGTTACGAGCCACGGCTAAAGCCGCCAAAAATCGTTGCTGATCACCGGATATCTGCCGGACTAGACATGAAGTACTGTGGGGGTTGCCTAATAGCCCTCTAAGTGACCACTATGGGGAAAACAAATGACAATTACTTTAAGACCGCACCAGGAACTGGCCATCAAGCAGCTGCGCGACTCGATCGCTGCAGGAAACAAACGCGTCATGCTTGCGGCACCCTGTTCGTTTGGTAAAACACGTGTTGCAGCCTGGATATTGGCCGAGGCGGCCAAACGTGGCAAGAAAGGCGTATTTATCTGCGACCGCATCAAGCTTATCGACCAGGCCCTGGAGGATTTTGATTCACATGGCCTGAAAGCCGGCGTCATCCAGGGACAGCACTCGCGTTGGAATCCTGACGCTGATATCCAGATATGCTCTATTCAGACCCTGGCAAGAAGACGTGACCAGGTGGCGTTTGATATTGGCGTCATTGATGAGGCGCACACGCTCTACAAATCCCAGATCAAATACTTTGAGTCGTACAACGCGGTCCCATTTATTGGCCTGTCAGCTACCCCATTTAGCAAGGGCCTGGGTATGCACTATGATGACCTGGTGGTTCCGGCCACCGCTGAGGACCTGCTCGATGAGTGCTACCTGACCCCGGTACGTTATTTTTCCGGATCGACTATTGATACCAAGGGTGTGAAGACAAAGGCAATGCGCTCTGGCGGCTCAGACTTTGACGAAAAAGCCATGGGCGAGAAGATGGAAGGTGACGTTGAGTTGGCCGGTGACATCATCAAGACCTGGCAGAAGCATGGTGAGAACAGCCAAACGATTGCATTCTGTCCTACGATCGCCCACAGCAAATTCCTGGTAGAGCAGTTCCGTAAAGCCGGTATATCTGCTGAGCACGTAGATGGCTATATGGACGTAGATGACCGTGACGCCTACTACGAAGCACACGACCGTGGCGAGTTCAAGATTCTGTCGTGCTCACAGCTGCTGAACACTGGTTATGACGCGCCATCGGTAAAGTGCCTGATAGATTGCAAACCAACTAAGTCGCTGATTGCATTCGTGCAGCGATCTGGCCGCATCTGGCGCCTGGCAGAAGGTAAGGAGTATGCAATTCACCTGGACCACGCAGGTAACCTGGACCGCCTGGGCCTGCCACATACGGTTGTGCCTGAGTCGATGGATGACGGTGAGAAGCAGTTCCAGGAAAAGAATCAGACCAAGGAAACCAAAGAATCTAAGCCGCGCCACTGTCCTGAGTGCTACCAGGCATTTACTGGCCTGCGCTGCAGCTGCGGTTATGAGGTCCCGTTTGAGCAACGCCTGGTCACAGACGGCACCATCCTCCAGGAGATAAAAGAAGCTAAGAAGGTCAATGCTGCCACCTCTTATGAGGAAAAGGCCCAGTTCTACGGTGAGCTGCTGCTGTATGGACGCAGGAAAGGATTTAAGGCCGGTTGGGCCATGAACAAGTACCGCGAGAAGTTTGGTGTCTGGCCAAACAAGGTTCGCCCACGTGAGGCCACAGAGTTATCCACAGACACAGCTAATTGGATCAAACACCTGAATATCAAATGGGCGAAGGGGAAACGCACATGAATTTTGTCGTACTAGAAATAGATGAGGAGCGGGACGGCACCGCACTGCTAAACACACTAAGAAATGCACTCAAAGTGTATGAAGCTGATTTAGACTACCAGATCGCAGGATTCAAACACTGCACAACCGCCAACCTGGAACACCACGAATCAGAATTGGATCGAATCAGCGAAATAAGAAAACAAATACTGCAGCAAATTGACACATGGGGGAGCGAATATGCTGAATGACATCTTGGACCGATTAGAAAAAGTAAAAAGCCTGGGCCACGGCAAATACACCGCCTGTTGCCCTGTCCACGGGGACAAAAACCCATCCATGTCAGTTAAAGAGGTCGAAGACGGAAAAGTACTCTGTTATTGCTTCGCTTGTGGCGCCAGAGGCCCTGAGGTGGTCGAGGCGCTGAGTTTGCCGGTATCAGCACTGTTTGCCCAGGATAGCGAGTACAACAAGATGCAGTACCGTAGAGAGCGCCTGGAGGAAGAAAAGGCCAGTGACGAATTGTTCCTCCGTCTGTACCGCAAGGCCGAGTCAGAAGGCAAATACATTCAGCTGTCAGACAAGAAACGCTACAAGCAGGCCGTCCACCGCCTGGAGTCAATCGAAAATATTTTGGCAAATATGTGAATTAATTGTTGACACGGTCAGTTGTTATGCTATTATTACTACATCGAAGCACAACAGATGAGGAAAGCAACGATGACTTACCAAGAATACAAAACTCAACGCGACATTTACGGCAAAGAGATGGAGCTTCACCTGTCTAACGAAAACGAGTTAGATTTTGAGCGTGTAGTTAAAGTCGCACAGGCTTTTGTCAAAGCAAACTCACAAGTGTTTGCAGACCAGTACATGGCTCAATTCAACTAATTATTACGGGGCTTCGGCCCCACATTGAGGTCAATCAAAATGAGTTTTAACACTTTCTACCGCGAACAAATCATTGAACGTCTGTACGATGACGGCACATTCGAAGAATGCAAACACACAGCATTCAACGAGATCATGCGTAACAAAGACCGTAAGGACGAGCTGAACGATGTCATGCTGACTAAGTTGGCCGAGGATTACGACCTGACGGTTGCTGTGGTCCAGTTCACAGATGGGCAGAAGCTTGCTGCATTTGATGCCATGCTCGAAGAAGTCGCCAAGTACCTGGACGATGAAACCGACCAAATGGCCCACGATGAGATTGTTTGTCTTGCTGAAGAGCACGAATGATGTAAACTAACCGTACAAGAGTCATCTTGTTTTCCTAAGGGCATACCGACGGTCGCTCCAACTACCGAGAAGTATGAATTCGGCCTCTGGTACTTGCCAGGGGCTTTTTTTTGTATAGTATGTTAGTATTCACTTACGCTTTGGACGCCGTTGGCACAGGGTATTGGCATGGAAAAAGGTAGACCAACTAAGTACGATCCTGCATTCATCGACCTGGCATATGCTTATGCTGAAGGTGACTGGGAGTCGGTACACAATCACAATCATCCATCGGTCATTGGATTCGCTAGAACATTACGTGTTGCGAGGTCCACTATCTACAAGTGGGCTCAAGAACATCCCGATTTTTCGGACACGTTAGAGCACATTGGATCTGAGCAAGAATTTACGGTCCTGGATAAGGCGCTTGTAGGCGAGTATGTCGCGCCACTGGCCAAGCTAGTCCTGGCCAATCACGACTACTCTGATAAGACACAGACTGATCACGTTAGCTCTGACGGTTCTATCAAGATCTCCTGGGAAGGGTAATGCCAACTGAGGTCGTCATTCCCTACACACCACGCGAGGTCATGCGTGCATTCCATAGCCGTAAAGAGCGGTTTGCCTGCCTGGTGGCACATCGCCGTTGTGGAAAGACGGTAGCAGCTGTAAATGACCTAATACGTGATGCAATGACAATCGACAGGGAAAATGTCCGTGTTGGCTACATTGCCCCGTACTACAACCAGGCCAAATCAATTGCGTGGGATTATGCGAAGCATTACTCAATGGCCATTCCTGGCATCAAGATTAACGAGTCTGAGCTCAGGATTGATTACCCTAACGGAGCGCGTCTACGTTTGTTTGGTGCTGACAATTACGATTCTATGCGTGGTCTGTATTTTGACGCCGTGGTACTTGATGAGCCTGCTGACTTCCCGATGAACGCCTGGCAGACGGTCATACGTCCTGCCCTGGCAGATCGCAAAGGTCGCGCTACATTCATTGGTACACCTAAGGGTAAGAACGAGTTCTGGGAAACCTACCACCTGGCCAAGGAAGATCCGTCCTGGTACTGCGCCATGCACAAGGCCAGTGAAACAGGCTACGTGGACCAGGAAGAACTGGACGAGTCGCTTAAGATCATGGGCGAGGACCGTTACGAGCAGGAGTTTGAGTGCTCATTCGAGGCGGCCATCTCA